AAGTGGTCATTACTATTAACACCTAAAGGAAGAATAGAAAGTTTTTGTGTACCTTTAACTGGAACAGGATGGACTCAAGATAAAAATAATTCTAAAGGTATTACACATAATGGTTCTGTTTTATCAATAGTACATAAAGATAATGGGGATTGGAATATGTTATATTTAGATAAAACAAATGGAAAAATAGAAGAAGTTACTCATGGTTATGCATGGGAAGTGCATAAAAGTTTATCAGAATATTAAAGTAGAGTTAAGTAAATGGAAATTAGTAAAGGTTTAACAGCAGCTATATCTGAGTTAGGTTTTCCTATTGTTATTGCTTTAGTAGCTGTATTTATATTATATAAATTAGGAACTATCTTATTAAAATTTTTTCAGGACTTGGTTGGTAAACAACAAACTGACCGAATGAAAAATATAGAACAAATTAAAATTGATACAGTAAAAGCTATAGAACAATTACAAGTTGAGTTAGATGAAGAACAAAGGGATACTAGAAAAGAAGTAGCTGAAATCAAAACAATGGTTATACGATTAATAGACCGAGTAAGATTATTAGCTGAAGAGGTTTATGACCATGATACAACTGCTAGAGCAGTTTGGGATATAGGACATAGAAAACCAAAACATAGAACCAGAACTGAAAGAAGAGAACAGTTACAAGATGAACTTGCAGATATAGGCAAGAATGGTGATTAAGGAGTAATACTAATATGGCAATGCAACAATTAAGATTTAAACCAGAAGCTACAAGAAAAATTGCTCAGTCTATAGGTTACACAGGAGATGTAAATAACAGAAAAGAATACAGTAAATTTTTGCAAGACAATCCTGATGCTAGAAAGTTAATGAGACAATATAGAAATACAGCTATTCAAATGGCATTGGGTGGTTTAAATATGCAAACAGGAGGTGAAGTACCCTCTGTAGTTACACCAGCAGGTGCTACTCAAGCAACACCTATTTTAACTCCTCCTCCTGCTGATGCTACAATAGAAAATACTGCAATTCAAAGAGCCTTTCAACCAGCTTTACCAACAGGTGCTGTTACACAACCTGTAGCAACACAAGTAACTGCTGGTCAAATTATTGAACCTACCTCTGGACAAGTTACAGGTGAAAGAGTTGCACAACAAGGTGTAGGTGATACAACACTTGCTACAGCAGCACCTCAAAGTCCAGCAGCTCAAATGGTAGCAGCAACAGCCACACCTCAAGTACAACAAGCTGTTACTGATATCCAAGCAGCACAAACTGCTCTTCCAACTCAAGCACAAGTTACAGCACAACAAACTAATCAAAGCTCTGTAAGTCAAGTACAAGAAGCACAGGGTACTGCTATTGCTCTTGTTAATCCTGTACAAAGACAAATAGAACAAGGAGAGATAATAAGTTCTACTGCTAATGCTCAAACCGCAGCACAGTTCTCAGAACAAGTAGAAGCTGCTCAAGCATCACCAACTCAACAAGCTACAGTTCAAGGTCAGTTTGAAGCATTGATGGCAACCTTTGATGAAACTAATCCTCCTGCATGGGCTAGTGGTGCTATTCGTGCAGCACAAGCAGAGTTAACAAGAAGAGGTTTAGGTAATTCTAGTTTAGCTGGACAAGCTATTATTCAAGCAGTAATGGAGTCTGCTCTTCCTATTGCTCAAGCTGATGCACAAATTATTTCTAGCTTTGAAGCTCAAAACTTATCTAATAGACAACAACGTGCAATGTTAGCTGCTCAACAAAGAGCTACATTTATTGGTCAAGAGTTTAACCAAGAGTTTCAAACTCGTGTACAAAATGCTGCTAGAATAGGTGATATAGCTAATGCTAACTTTACAGCAGAGCAACAAATAGCTTTAGAAAACTCTCGTGTTGCTAACACAGTTAACTTGCAAAACCTTAGTAATAGACAAGCTGTTGTTATGGCTGAAGCTGCATCACTTGCAAACTTAGACCAAGCTAATTTAAATAATAGACAACAAGCTGCTGTACAAAATGCTCAGAACTTTTTACAAGTTGATATGGCTAACCTTTCTAATAGACAGCAAATAGATTTATTTAAAGGACAACAAAGAATACAAGCATTGTTTACTGACCAAGCTGCAACTAATGCTGCTGCTCAGTTTAATGCATCAAGTCAAAACCAACTTGAACAATTCTTTTCTCAGTTACAAACACAAACTGCTCAGTTTAATACTGCACAATCAAATGCACAAAGTCAGTTTAATGCTGGACAGTTTAATAATATATCTAAGTTTAATGCAGAGGTAGCTAATCAAAGAGACCAGTTCAATGCTAAAAATAGATTAGTGATAGACCAAAGCAATGCAGTATGGAGAAGAGCAATAGCAACTGCTGCAACTCAATCTGTAAACAGAGCAAATGAAATCAATGCTAAAGCTGTACTAGGTATTTCAGATTCTGCTTACAATGATTTATGGCAACACTATAGTGACTTAATTGAATTTGCTGTTGAAAGTGCTGACAATGAATTAGAAAGAAATACATCATTAGCTATAGCAGAATTAACTGCTAATGCTAAAAGTGATGTTGCAGCAGAAAATTCTCGTACTTCATCAGGGAAAGTTCTTGGTGGAATAATAAGTAAAGTTGGAGCATCAATATTAGGAGGACTATTTTAAATGGAGACTAATCCAGCCAAAAGAATATATATGAGATATCAAAATTCATTAGATAGTGATATGCCTAAAAAAGAAACTAATGGGTTTTTTGATAAACCTAATTCTCAGCCTACAGATAATAGTGAAGCTAGAAGAGCATTAGAAATCTTTAGAAGTATAAGACAAGCAAGAATGGATTTAAAAAATGGTAGAAGAACCTGAACCACAATTTGATGCACCTATTCCAGGTGAAAGTTTGACTAAAGAAGTCGGTAGTTCTAAATATAAAAGACCACCACAGTATGAGACCATAGAAAAAGCAACAGCTTATTACATGGAACTTATGCAAGATGAAGGGTTTACAGATAACCTTATCTCATCTATTGAAATGGGTACACCTATAACAACAATAGCAAACATGGTACAATTAAAAGGTGTTATAGAGGGATTGCACACTATAGATGTTAGTGTGTTAATCATGCCTATTCTTATGGAAATAATTGCATATATAGCAGAAAGCAGGGGAGTAGAGTATAACATGGGTATTGATGACGACACAAACATACCATCAGATGAGACCATAGCAGCATCTATAAATAGAAGTAGAATGGCAGAACCTGAAGTTGTACAAGCACCTGAAGAAGATATGATGATGGAAGAACCATCTATGGGTTTAATGGCAAGGAGTATATAACATGGTTAGTGCATTTATAAAAGGTGTAGGTTTAGGAATACTTGAGGGTGCTGCTGAAGTTATTGAGTCAGACTATGATAAAATGAAAAAAACTCAAGAGATGCTTATTAATCATCATTTAAAAAAAGGTTTAGAAGAGCAAGACAGGCATACCAAACAGCAACAAAAAGTAGCTGAAACTCTTGATAAATTAAAAAGTATAACAGGTGAATCTGACCCTGATAAATCATTTGAAAAAGCATCACAATTATTTGATGCAGTAGGAAGAGATATTGATGCAGCAAATGATTTGTTTCAATCAACACAAAAAGCTAAATCCATATATGGTGATGAATATAAAGTTGCTCATGCCTTTGATTTTATAGAGCCAGGACAAACACCAAGAACAAGAGATGAAATTATACAGTCTTTTGCCACAGGTAATCAAGGAATATATAATGCTGATAATATTTATGGGGAAGTAGAAGCACCTGGATTATTAGGAAAAATTATTAAACCAAAAGATATTACAAAACAAGTCGAGAGCAGATTACGTGGACTTGGTGTTGAAACTGAAAGAGTTGGTGAAATAAGACCAGGAGTAGGTTCTGCTGCAATTAAATATGGTTATATAGACCCAGAAGTTGCACAAGCATATCAACAGAAAAAGTATAGTCTTAAAAAAGTTAAAGCGGAGTTAACTACTGCTGGATTAAACAACGACATGTTACAAAAAGAATTGGACAATTATGATGCGAATGAAAAAGCGGATATAGCGGCAAAACTTCAAAGAAATAAAAATTTAATTGCTCAAGGAAAACAATTAGAGCTTAATAATAGTATTGATAAAGAATTTAAAGAGACTAAATATAAATTACAAATAGATTTACTTACTTCACAAATACTGAAAAATGGACCAGATAGTGTAGAAGAACTTTTGGTGCAACAAGAAAGTAATTTAATAGAAATAAAAAAGAACAAACTAAACTTTGCAGAAGATTCTACAGAGTATGCTCAGTTAAATAAAAAAGAACAAGTAATAGTTAATTCAATTACAAAATTAACTAAGGGTATGGAGGATGAAAGATATCAAAAGGCAGTTGGTAAAATAAATTTAGATAAACTATATAATACTTATTATGAAAATCAATTAAGTGCTTTAGGTTTAAGAGCAACATATGATTCTATAAAAGACAAAATAAAACTAATACATAATGGTACATCGCAACAAGAAGCAGTAGCTAAGTATCGTGCTGCTATAGAGTTTAATGCTTTTGCTAGTAAAACTATTGCTGGTGGAAAAATTGCACAAGGATACTTTAAACAAGCAAGAGCTGGTATTACTAATCAATTAACAGGAGAAAACATAGCTCAAAAAATTGCTAAAAATAAAATTTCTAACTTGAAACAGTTTGGAAGAGGTAAGGGTCATACTATTAATTACTCAACATTAAGAAATAATCTTACAGTTGGTCAGGTATATGACCTTACAGGAGTTACAATGCTAGATAGAGACAAGCAATTAAAATCTTTAAAAGACATTGTTGAAGGTCAGCCACAAAATTTCCTAGCTAGAGGTAAATATGCTATATGGACTGGCACAAACTTTGTAGGTCTTACCTTACCTTCAGTAAGTGGAAATATTTAGTGACGGATTTATATTCAAATAAAGATTTAGCTATACCTACGTCAAGGGATATAGATATACCTAGTGAAGATATGGCTATACCTAGTGAAAAAGATTTATATATCCCTACAGAGAATGATGAAGCTCTCATGTTTAAGGATTATCGAGAAGATACTACAGAAGATACTACAGAAGATACTACAGAAGATATAGTTGAATCCCTCCCATCTGTAGAAACCCTCCAAGATTCAGAGTTTATAGATGATGACTTTACACCTAGAGTAGATGATGCATTTACTCAACGTGGTAGAGAAAGACTTGAACAAATACAAAAACAACAAGAGGAAGAATTAGCAACAGAGAGGTTTACATTTACTAAAGACCTTACTGAAGAAGGTAGGGCTATGCTTAATGTTCTTTCTAATAGAGAGGAAGGAGAATCACGTACTGATGCTTTAAATGATAGAGTTCTTACTCCAGAATTAAAAAAATCAAATCCTATAATGCATTACATATTAAGAAACACAGGTTCATATGGATGGGATACAATGGGTGGTTTATTAGTTCTTCTTGGTGGTGCTAAAGGATTAAGTATGGATGCACAGAGAGAAGTGTTACGAGCAGCTAATGACATAGGTAATAGATTAGATATTGATTTTTTAAAAAATTCAGAACGTAAAATAAAACAAGATGCAGAATCATTTGGTAGAGAGCTAAGTGCTTTTGTTACAGTAGGAGAAGTTTTTCCTGGTTTTGTAGTGGCAGGTGCTACCGCTTCAGCAATTCAACCACTAAAACAAGCTGGAAAACAAATAAAAAAATTAGAAAAGAAAAAGGAACAATTAGATAGACTAGGTAAGTCAGCTAATCAAGCTCGTTTAGCTGAAGCTACTGTTTCAATGGAAGCTGTTAAAAGAGCAGAAGAAATGGCAGCACAGAATCAGGATATAGCAGAACAATTAATAAAAGATGTAGAGGTAATAACTGGTAAAAAAATATCAAAAGAAATTACTATCATGCCTGAGACAGAAGTTATTGATGGAAAAAAAGTACCTAAAGGAACACCAAAAACAAAACTTGTAATTGACCCTCAAGCAGCAAGAAAAGCAGGTCAAGAAATAAGTGATGAATTAATGCTAAAAAAAGTTTCAGATGATACATTATTTCCTGATAAAAGAATTGTAACTGAAAAAGAAGGAATAAAAAAAGCTGGTGTAACAACACCATTAACAAGAGGAAGAGTTGCTACAGAGGGAGAGGAAATACTTTTATATACAGGTAAAGACAGTTTAGTAGACCCAATACTAAAACCAGAAAGTTTTGATAAGATGGTTGCTATTGCTGCTGAATTAAAAAAGAAAAATCCTAAAGCATTTGATAATGACGACACAATCATAGATAACTTATTTAACTTAACTGTTAATGAAGAACTATTAGTAACAAAAGACTTAGAAGATTTATTATTAAAATATGGTTTATCTTTTCAAGACTATTCATTAGCTATAGTTGGAACAGGTTCTAAAGCTGGTAGAGTTTTAAATAAATTAAGCCAAATTAAGAGACTGAAAGCTAGACCTGATGCTGATGTAGACCTAAGAGCAAATCAAGCAATAGAAGAAACTAATGGAAAAATTCGTAATCTTGTTATGAGGTTTGAAAATATTCGTAGAGGTGGATTAGTTTCACAAATTGCAACAGCAGCACGTAACTTAGAATCTGGTTATATAAGAAATGGTTTAGATGCTTTAGCTAATGTTATGGATACAGCCCTTTATGCAGCAGGAAATAATGGTGTTGCAGCAGGTGCAAAAGCATTGGTTGATTCACAAAACTGGTCAGGTAGTTTTAATCATTTAAAATATGTATTTAGTAGACCTGATATAGCCAAAGATTATACGGATTATATTTTAGATAGACCAGAGTTAGCATCACAATTTAAAAGTATGTTTAATAATTTAAACGAAATACAAGAGGCTACTGGAAGAGGTGACCCATCTAGAGTTCTTGGTGGTGCAAAAGTGGATGCTCTACTAGGTAGTGCTGAAGATGCAGTTGCTGCTCTTAATGTACCAAATAGATTACAAGAATTTTTAATTAGAAGAGGTGTATTTTTTGGTGAATTAGAAAGACTTACTAAAAGAGAATATGGATGGGATTTACAAGAAGTTTTACAGCAAGGTAGAATTAAAGAATTATTAAGTGATTCGTCTGAATTAATTCCCAAAGATAAGAGGTCTTTTATTGATTTAATAACAGATAGCACAACTAAAGCATTAGATGTTACTTATGCAAAACAACCTGAAATAGAATTATTTAGAAGCATATCTAGTTTTATAACACGTAATGGTTTAACAGTTATATTACCATTCCCTAGATTTTTATTTAATCAATTAGAACTAATGGGTAATTATCTTGGTGGTTCTTCTATTCCACTAATAAAACAAAGTCAAAGATTATTTGGTGTAAAAGATGTAGGTAAATTAACTACTAAAGATAGACAACGTATTAGTAGAAATATAGTTGGAGTAGGTGGTGTTCTTGCAGCTATGGAATATTTAGATAGACCAGGTGCTCCAGAAAATCCTGCTCTTATTAAATTTAATACTACTTCTTTGGATATAAGAGCACAATCACCTATATATCCATTTATGATGGCTGGTAAAGTAGCATTAGAAGTTAAAAGAGGAAACATTGGAAACTGGTTTGATGATAAACAAAATGCTAGGGAATTTATTAATGCATTTACAGGAACAAATCTTAGGTTTGGTGGAGGGTCACAGATAATAAGTGATTTTGCAGGTTTAGCTTTACGTGCTCAAGATTTATCAGGAACAGAAAAATTTGGTGAACGTATGGGTAAAATTGGTGGAGATTATGTATCATCATTTTTAGTTCCATTCAATCAAATAACTGATACTCAACGTGCTCTTGGTTATAAAGATTTAGAGTTTAGAGATGTTCAAGATGACCCTGTAATTGGTAGACCTTTTTTTTCTACCTTTTCATCATCATTTAAAAAACCATTTAAGCAAAGAGGATATGAATTAACTTTACCAACTCGTGCTCTTGGAAAAGCCTTACTTCCACGTTTTATTTCTGAAGATTTAGACATTCAAGATATAAGAATAGGTATGACACCAGAAGAAGAACGTGAGTACCCACTTAGAGAGTTTGCAACTCAAAAGCCAGGTAAAAGAGTAGCACCATTATGGAAGGTTATATTTGGTCTTACATTTAGAGAAGCTGATAGTGCAGAGAGAGATTATGCAAGAAGTTTAGGTCTGTCTGAATATGAAATGGGAAGTAAGTCTGGTATTCCATCAATTAGAAGGGCAGAAAATAAACTTATAAGGGAAAATATAGTGCCTCTCATAGAAATAATTCGAGAAATGGAAAAGGAGTATGAAGAAGATTATGAAAATGAAAGCCAAGAAAATAAAATAAAAAATACTAAGTTTAGATATGTAAAAGATAGAGCTGCTGCTGAAATGTTCAGACAGCTTAGAATTTTTAAAGGAAATATATCTGAATATGTACTAGCTGAACAACAAGCCAACCCCTACATAGACGCATTAGTAAGATATAGAAGAGCACCAAAAACTGCAAGAGTACAGGCAATTAGAATATTTAGAAACCAATATAATAGAAGCCCTGATGGAACTAATGTTGAGGATTTACAACTACTTGCTGGTATAGCTGAAGATGAGAATAGAGCAGATTAAAACTATCTCTTATCTCCTGTACCACTTATCTTGCCTCTCTTCATACGTGACTGAAGTTTATCTCTATTCTTCATAGCACATTCAGAAAGTGATATATTTAAATCACTAGCTAATGCTGCACAATACCACAACACATCCCCAATCTCCGCACCTACTTGGTCCTTCCAATCATCAGGCATTTTAGCCACACCATCCCTAACGACTTTCTTAACTTTATTAGCTACCTCACCTGCCTCACCAGCTAATCCTAAAGCTGGATAGAGAACTTTAACATTATGTGGGTAAATAGCAGTTTCTTTAGATACATTTTGATATTCATCAAAAGTAAAATTACTACGTTTTGTTTTCATATATGCCTCTGCTTCTTGTTGTAATTTATTCATATTGATAACCTTTTTAAATTTTCTGCATATGCGGTGTTGTATCCTCGTTGCCACTCCTTTGACTGCATAGTATCTGGAGGGTAAGGGTTAGCTGTTACCACAATAGTTTTACCATTACGTAGTTTTCTAAGCCATTGTTTATTAGAATTAAAGGCTTTCATACCAGCTTGAAATTGCATTTTCAATGGTGGTCTACTATACTTTTCATAATAATGTTTACTTCTTGCCATGCTAAACTCCTTATGATGCAGCTATATCTACAACTTCACAAACACCTGCACTACAAGCAAGGTCGTGACTACCACTTGTGCTATCTTCTTTTTCATAATCCGATAGCTTAGACCAATCTATTTCTTTTGGCATTCTCCCTAACAGTTCTTCATATTTATCTTCATCACAATCCTGATATGGTGCTTGTTTATAAGTGTGCTCACTAAATGGTAAGAAACTTATACCTGATACTTTATCAAAGTTATCATATACCCATGCACCTACTTCAAACCACTCATCTTCTTTTACACTAATAGTAACACTAGGTTTGTGCTCACACCAGTATTCTTGGTATATACTCCATAGTTCTAATTGTTGAATAGCAGTTAATTCTTTTCTACAAATAGAAGAAGATGGAGACTTCATAGGAAAACTAAATACAGTTGTGCTATCAGGTTTCATTACATCTGCTTCTGAAGGTATACCACTAGCTATCATAAAGTTTGTAAGAGGGTCTTTGTTATCTGCTCTTACAGTTCTAATATAGAAAGGGTTATGCCTTGCATGAATACCACTAGCACTATCTACAAGTTGAGATACTGTACCACTAGGTTTAACACAAGTTATGGCCGCAGACTCTGGTATACCTAACTTATTAGCATACTGTTTATTAGTTTCGATAGCTGTGTTTTTTAAATTTTTAAGTAACTCTTCTAAAGGTTTATATGTTCCATTAGTAATATCATTGTCCATGATACCAGTTAAACTTACACCTAGTAATCTTTCTTCTTCTGTGTTCTTTTTCCAAATAGCACGAAGGTATTTAAAATCAGTAAGACAAGATTGTAATGTACCAAGTATGGTAGCTAGTCTAACTTTATTCTTTAAAATTTTTTCAGAATCATTTGGTCTGACTACAACCTCAGATAGATTACAAAATTGATAAGGTCTTAATATTATTTCAGAGCAAGGATTAGTACCCCATAATATAGGCTTATCATTGATAGCTGTATTTCTACGACCTAATGATGTTACCTGTTTTTCGGCAGCTTGTCTGTTAAAGATACCACGTTCACCTGATTTACTTTCATAGAGAGATAACCATTCTCTCATAAATGTACCCATATCAGGTTTACTTTTATATGCTACACTATTGTTGGCTAAACTTCTTTGCCCTTCATAATGCCACCACTCACCTGACTTAGCATGACGCATTTGGTCATCACCTAAATTAGATAAACTAATTAATGCACTACGTCTTACACCACCTACTACTACAACCTCACCTATCTTGCACATAATATCATGACACTCAATAGGATATAATCTTCTACCTTTTGCATTAGTAAATATACCTTTACAAAAGTCAAAGAGTTCTTCCAATGGTTCAGGACCAGATGCTCTACCACCAAATGTTTTTAATCTAGCACCTGCTGCTCTCACTTGAGATACATCGACTTTTGGTATTTCACCTGCATAAAGGTATGCTATATATTCTTTTAATGCCTTTGACCAGCCATTGCGACTATCACCTACAACAACAGTAGACTGAGTGTCCTCAAATCTTTCACTAATAATAGGCATCTTGTCTACATGCTCACGTTCAACACTAAATCCTACACCAGTACCACACATTAATATATACATAGTCTCATCAAAAGAACGTGGACTATCTACTGGTATATAAGAACAGTTATATCCTGCCACGTTACACCTATCTAATGCAGGTCCTGAAGTCATCATAGCTCTCATGCTAGGCATGACCTCTAAGCTCAATACAGCCTCCTCAAGCTCTTTTCTGGTAGCTTCTGGTAGGGTATACTGGTGCTTTTTCTCAATAGTCTCTGTGATAAAATCAAAGTATCTAGAAACAGTCTCTGTCCATGTCTCTCTTCTTTGGTCATGCTCTCTCCACCTAGCATACCTAGATAAAGCTATAAAATGTTGATAGTCTGTAGGTAACAAGTTACTCATTATTCTCCCCTTTGTAAAACTTTTAAACTTAATACTTCCACTCCATCTAGTTCATGGAAGTGTTGCTCAAGACTTTCTTCTATTTCTTCAATTACATAACCATCAGAAGGTATAGGATAATCCTCTGGGTCAATCTCTAAACTAAGCATAACCTTTACTCTAATCTTACGCATTTTCTATTTCCGATATTAGTCTCTTTAAATACCACTCTGCTTTTTGTAAATCTTGTAGTGGTTTGCTTTTATAATTATATCTCCATAAATATTTTTGTACATTACCTTTTAAATATCCTCTAAATTCTAAGTCAGTCATAGAAGCACGAATACCATCAATACATTCTATACCATATTGATTATAATGTGGAGGATGATTAACATCATCATTAAGTTCTGTCTTAACTATATCTAAAGCTGTGTAGTGGTCCTCTGCAAATGACTGAGACATATGTATTTCCTTCGTAGTTAAAGTTATGCATCATACTTTTTTTTGTGTTTATTAAAATCTACAGTAATAACATTCTCACCTGATTGTATCACAGGTGATTGTTTTGTGGTAGTGTTATCTTGAACAACAGAGTTTTCTTGTGCTCTTAGTGACCACTCTGCTAATTCTTTTACATGAGAAAACTCCTCAAACAAAGCTAATGATATAGACATTAGTTTTTGTATCTTATAAACTTCTTCAAAGTCTTTAGGATGTAAGGGAGATTTTTGATTTACTACTAAATTAATATCTATTTCTCCTATCCAGTTTCCATTCTCATCTAAAATAGGTGTAAGTTGTATTAAAAAATCTTCTGGATTGTATTTAAATACATTCATATTTTTTTCCTTTTCTCACCTTTGAAAGAAACAAAAGATGGAATTGAGGGTTTTACTTTTTCTTTTAACCATTCTTCAGGAATGATTCTTGTATAGTATCTAAAGTCATATCTGATACACCATTGTGCATATGTTGACTTTGCACCTTTACGTAATTTTCTATTACTGTTTTCAAAAATAAAACGTATGTCTAACTCAGGGTGTTGTTTCTTTATAGCTAAATGTTTTCTTCTATCTATAGCAGTAAACATTCCCTTAGTTTCAATAATAATATTATTATGTAATATAAAATCTGGGGTATAGGTTCTATAAGCTAAATCTTCCCACTCTATTTTAACACCTTCATATGAATAAGTTATGTTTAATTCGTCAAGATATTGGGAAACCTTGTGCTCTAATCCAGACCTATACCCCAAACGTCTAGCTGCAATAAATTGTTTTGCATCCACTAGACGTTGCCTATACTAACATAGTCTACTATCTTAGGCTCTCTAGCCTTTGATTTAACTGCTGGTAATGTTTGTAAACTAGGCCAACAATCTGTTTTGTATTTACAAAAACTACAAGTCTTACTTAAAATTGTATTACCTGTTTCTTTACCATAAAAAGTTTCTTTCTCAGGCTTAAAACATCTAACAAATTTATTCTCTTGTATTTTTTTAGATGTAGACTGTATCTTATTATATTCTTTTTCTACATCTATATTTGCATTTACATATTTAAAATCGCCATTGGCTTTATTTACTACCCACCAACCACCTGCCTCTTTACCAGAGGCTTTAGCATAACCTGCTAACTGTGCAACATAACCAAAATCATCCATACTTTCTAATGTATCGTATGATTCAAACTTATGTTTATAAGACCAATCAGATGCTGACTTAACATCATCTATAGCACCATTGATTTCTAAATCAGTTGTGCCAGTAACGACTGAACCATCATCTAATTTTAATTGTAGCTTTTCACTATCCTTAAATTTAACTTTAGCTTCTGTTAGTATTGCTTTAAATACAGCTTCGACAATATCACCTATCATCATATTCATAACAAAAGTAGTAGGGAAAGGAAGAGCAGCATCAGGTTTATTTTTATCATACCATAGTTGGCAATAAGGTCTACCAACATTTGACATGCGTAATCTAAACTTGTCTCTCTTTTCCCCACTATTAAACTGACGTTTTAAAGCTGCACGAATATCATCACATACCTTGTCAATAGTAGCATCTGACATTTCAGTTTTACTATCTTTGGCATTTTCTAGGTACTGATGAATAGCTAATTCAGCAGGATGTTGCATAACTACTTTTTACTTTGTTTACTATTAGAAGTTTTATCCTCGATTGGTTTTTGAGGAGGCTTAGACATAGACCGAATAGTAGGCTCTAACTGATTTATTATTCCACTAACCTCAAAGAAAGGTCTCTTAGCAAGATAACTTATAATATCTTGAAATGCTTTAGCAGGAATCTGTACATTATCCATTATGCTTTTACTCCTTCTTCATCTATATCAACAAACGATTCAATAGTTTCTACCTCTTCATCTGATACTTTAGCTTTATCATTCCATTCACTAGAGATATACTCATTATAATTTTTAATCCACAAAACAAAATCTGCGAATCTATCTTGCTCTGCTTCATCTATCTCTAAAGTCTTAGATAAATCTAAAGACACAGTTGGAACATAGAAGCTACTACCATTAGGTAATTTTCTTTCCTCTGTATTAGCTTCAATGATATGCTGAACAGGTAATCTTTTTGATTGAAATAATTTTTGAAATGGTACACCTAAATTTTTAAATGCATCACGATTATCTACTTCCCATATAAACGGAAGGTCTTTTATCTCATGTTGATTACCACTTTCATCATAACCTTTACCAGTTACTGTACCAAAAACTACACGTACACGTTTTATTTGACGAATTAAATTTTGTAAATCCTCTGATAAAGATTTAAAATCTTGTATGTAACCAGCAGGTTTACCACAATTAAATCCACCAAGATTATCTTTGAGGTCAATGTTAAGAGAGTCACCCATAACAGTTTTCACAAACATATTCTTTTCATCACCAGAACCTTTAACAAATCTTTTGTACATAAATCTTTGCATGTAAGGTCTAATCTTTATAGATTCACAATAAACAGTAGTATCATTCTCAGGGTTTTCTATCTTGAAAGTTCCTGCTGCAATAACCTCTACGTTTACTTTCTTACCTTTAAGCTGTTCTGTTCCCATGATAGGAGTGTGACTAATACGTAACCTAGATAAGGTACTACGAGGTTTATCTGAGCTACGTGATTCACTTGTAATGCCCATGACCGCAGCCATTTGAGCATAATTATTAGTATCAATAGTTGTAATTGTATTCAATGTATATTCCTTTCCGACACAAAAAGTCTGACAGTTATATCATGGAGTGTCTTTAGTGTCAAGCCAATTAGGACCTATTTTTGATTCTAAAAGAAGTGGCACATTAAATTTAATTGACCATTGTTCTGATATTAAATCATTCAAAGAATTGTTAATAGTTTCAATGGTTTGTAGCACATATTGCTCCTCATCTGGATGAACATCTATAACGATACTATCATGTACAGTATTAACTATACAGGATTGTTTACCTTCAAGAAGTCTTTCAATATGTAACATAGCTAGTGGTACAATATCGGCAGTTGCAAATGATTGTACTGGGTAGTTTTTAATCTGTGTAAATTTTGTGGGTTTACCATTTCTCCTTCTAGTTACATCTGGAAAAGAAAATTCTCTACCTGATGGGGTTTTAATAATAGTTTCATTCAATGCTTCTTTAGCCAACTCATCATGCCATGCTACAATGCCTTTATATTTTTCATTAAAGTGTTTGTAGTAAGCAGCAACGGATGCAGTTCGACCATAGCCAGTAGCACCATACAGGGGAGCAAAGGTATGTGCTTTAGCATCTTGTCTAGTAGTTGGCTCACCTGCATCCGTTATAATTTGAGCAGTATAATTATGCACATCAAAACCTTCCTCTACTTCTTTCATTGCTACAGGGTCTTGTGAAAGAAAAGCAGCAGTTCTAAATTCAAGTTGTGCAAAGTCTGCTTCTAATATTTTACCATTGTCAAATCTGGAAACAAAAACTTTTTTAATTGGAAATGTACCACCTCTAGGCATGTTCTGCATGTTAGGATTCTTACCACTAAACCTGCCTGTAGCTGTACTTATCTGAGATAACTGTACGTGAAGTTTACCATCTGGCTTTGTATAAGATTCTACACCCTCAACAAAAGCAGACAAGTATGTATCTAGTGCACTCAATCTACGGACACGTTTTAAAAAGAGAGCAGCATCTCCCATGTTGTTACGCAATGCAATCTTTTCTAACATATCTATTTTATTTTTACTTGTAGAAAAACCATGATTACTAATCCAGTCTGCATTGGGTACTCTAAATTTTAATCCTGCAATTTTTTTAGTAGGAACAACAATGTAACCTTCGCCCTTACAATCAGAGCAATTATTCTCTCTAGCAAATGGTGAGCCATCTTTTTTTGTCTTTCTTATTTTACCTCTACCATTGCAAGTCTTACATTGTTTAGCACTAGACACATACACAAGCTCAGATAAATTTTCTACTTCTTTTTTAAACTCTCTTGGGTCTGAGAAAAATTTTATTTTATCTGCCCAATTATTTTTATCTTTTGGTTTACGTGAGTATATAACCCAAGATAATTGTTCAGGTGAACTAAGATTTATAGGAACATCTCCCATTAAATCTTTTGTTTGCCAATAAACTTCCTCTAATAATTTTTTCTGTTCAGTTTCAAATTCTAATCTCACTTGTTTTAAAACTTCTTTATCGACCTTCATACCTCTTTTATTTATTTTGGCTAAACAAACTGCCACCTTGTTAGTTAATAAAACAGTATTCATAAGAGAAGAATCTTCTTTTGAATTAAGTCTAATATAAAGTTTATTAGATAGTTCTTGTGTAGCATTTAAATCATCCAGTAGGTAAGAGCACAACCTATCATAGTCCATGTTTGCTACTGTACCACCTGAATCAAGATGCTCTTTTAATGCTGTCTGTTTCTGTGTTTGTAATTTATATTGTTCAGCACAAGCTGCTAAAGTTAAAGGAGATTTTATCCCTCTTCTTAAAACATACTCAGCTAACATAGTATCAAATACAGGACCATCATATTTAAATCCACATTCCCACAACCAAGTTAAATCATAAGCAATATTGTGACCAATTAATACTGTAGCTTGGTCTAACAATTTTTGTAAATCATCTGGTTTGTCTACATCCGTAACCTGTTCATGGTGAAACGTAAAGATACGAGTTTCATTCTTATCTGTTTTAGTTCCAACCATGACAAGTTGATTGCTTGAATCATAAGGGTCAATGTGTAATTTACCATCACGAGTGATGCCTGTATTTTCCACATCAAGAGTTAGTTTCATTAGTTATCTCCAGATAAATTAATTGTATATATTTTATCGACTGGTATAGAATAAAACTGTTCACCTTTTCTAACATACTTATTAGAAACTTCTACGACACTACCATACTTTTCAATGATGTCTGCTGATATTACCCAAGCCTTTGTAGCATCATAATTTAAAACATAAAAATCTAAACACGACCTACCATAGTCATCTTTATCTGTATACTTATCAATAAGTTTCTTTTTTCTGTAAGGTATTCTTACATCCTTCCAAGTCTCATTCCATGTATCTTTCCAAGCATACTTCATTTCAACTTCAACATACTTGGAATCTCCTGTGCTTTGATGCATAGCAACTAAATCTACTTTACCTCTAACAGGTTCTTCTGTTACATCATATCCTGTTTCTACTAAATGTTTGGTAATAACTTTTTTAGCAAGTTTATCAGCTTTATCATATAGTTCTCGGTCAAATCGTTTGGTAACAGCCATGTTATTATCCTTATTTGCTAGAGTGTTTAAGTAAAAATTTAACTAAGTCAGGGTTGTCTCTGTAAAAACCTGCATTGTAAATAGAAAAAACAGAAACAAGTCTCTCTTCTTTATCTCCTCTCTTTAGATTTCCAATTTTATATATAGCATGAAACAGTTCATGCAATAGTGTATCTACTAACATAGTACCTCTTAAACTTTTTTCAATACGTATACGTGAATCCATATAACTAAAATCACCAAACATCTCTCCGTTTAAAGGTACAAAGTTTATATCTAAATCAAAAGGACCTACACGTACAACTAAGTCTTTTAAAAATGGTTCTTCTTTTTTCATATTACTTTACTCCTATAGGTTTATCTATATCCACAACAGGTGCTCCATTTTGAATAGCTTTTTCTGCTTCAGCTTTAGGCATCTCTAAAAAGTTCATATTAATACTAAAAGACCTTCTCTCTCCATCACTATAGAAAGGATACACACAATGAAACAATTCAGCAGGGAACAACCAGAAGTCACCCACTTTAGGTTTGACCATAAAGTTTGTTGCATTCCAGTTGCCTGATGAACCATGTGCAAACTGAAGATGTCCATGAGCAGGATGATGGTCTTTATAATCTTCCTCACATTCTTTTTCATAATCATCTGGTAACGCAAGATATCCAACACAAGAAATCCTACAACCTGTATGTATGTGTAAGGGATTGTACTCATGTTTAAATTGTCTTACATACCAAGCAGACATAACCTGTATACCATAGTCGTATTGATTCATATCTAATGTTTCATTCCATACGTGAGTACGTTGATGTGACCAAGCAACCCACCCTGCAATAAAATTAGAAAGCTCTGCCATAACTTTTTCTTTTATCTCTTCATCCCAAGCTAACTCTTGACTAACTTTTCCTACTAGATGGTCAGAAAAATCTTCTAACTCATTTACTTTTTCATCCATCTTATCATTTAAAAACTTTACTAAACCTGCTGACAACTGACAATAACCCATTGATGGACCAAATGGTGCTATAAATTCTTTGTTTTGTTTTGGTGTATATATATTAACCATGTCGTGTTTACTCCTTATGCTGCGTAACGACCAACTCTGTAATCAAAGTCACAATGTATTATACCATGCCACCCTGTTAATTTATTTTTAACAATATTAATATGACGTTGGTTGTCCTCCTCATCTTGTCCTTCGATAGGAGGATTTTTTGCAATCAAAAGCATCAAGTCAGCTTCCGCAGCTTTACCAGTTCGGCTACCTTCCATCATTGCTTGATTAAGAGCTATCTTGCCCTCCGCCTCTGCACTTAACTGTGACATGTAAAAGATTGCACAATCATATGCTTTGGCTATTTGTCTTGCGTAAATTGCATTTGCTTTTAGTGCTTCATCCGACCTACTGTAACCAGACATCTTAGCAAACTTATCACCCATATCTAATACAACTACATCAGGTTTATAAGATTTACATACACTTTCTACCCAAGCCATGTCTCTTCCTGTAACATCTTTAATTCTAATTTTACTTTTGATTTTATTATATGCATCTGCTTTACTTTTATCTTCATTGATTTCATGTAAAGACCTGCCTGTAGCTGCTGTTAAATACCTAGCACCCACTCTATGTGAAGCCTCCTCATTACATAACACAATACAGTTTGCACCTTGTTGTGCAAAACCGCCTGGTCCTGCTAACATACTTGCATGAAAGCTAGTCTTACCTGTGTTAGGTCTTGCACCTACCTCAATCAAATGTCCTGCATTTATACCTTTTACTTTACGTGATAGTGTTGGTAGATTAAATGACCACTTAGCTTCTAATGCATTTTGTTTTATTAAACTGTCTGCATCTATGTCATCCCAATCAATTTTCATATCAGGCATGAAGTCATCATTGTATTGCTCTAGTAACTCACGCAAAGGTTCTAAACTATTTTGTGTTCCATTCACATAATCAAAACCTAAGTTAGCAATATCCTCACCCACCACTTGTTGAAATAATTTTGACAACACCTCCTGTGCCACATCCGTACCGAGAGTATCTTCCCTTTTTATTTTAGTGAATATATCTGTGTATGTTTTTTTCTGTGCTGTAGTCATGCTAGGATTACCAGATAAAAATAATGCCTGTACCTCATCAACAGTTACAGTTCTGTTATATTTATCTACAGCTTCATCTAATACATTTTTAATTTTACGAACATCTTTACTAAACAATCTATCAGGACACCTTGCACCTCTGTGATTTTCATAAAATTCTTTATCCATTAATGAACGAATAAGAGCTAGTTCCATTTAAGTTCCCCTAATGTTTTTAAATCTTCTGAGTTTCTATATTTTAAATCATCTGTTAATCTAACAGCTTTTACTTCATCCACGTATGGTTTCAATTCTGAAACAATACCTAACACTTTTGGTAATGCATCTGGGTCAAGAGCCACAACAACCTTATCAAACTGAGATAAATAATTTTTACTTTGCTCAGTTAAAGATGTACCTAATAATGCTACACCTAAATATATATTATTTTCTGCAACAATACAAGCACTCAAACAATCTTCCACAACAACAGCAATTCTACCCACACCTGTAACATATGGCATACCAGAATTACCATATCTTTTCCACTTAGGTAGTCTGTTTGCAAGAGACCTACCTACAGCATCTATCATTAAGCCATTGTTATATATGGGAAAAACTGCTCTATGTTCACGGATGTCATACAGGATGTGAGCATTTAGCTCCCATTGCATTATCCAATCTTGTAAAGAAACATTGGCATCACCTGAAACAATATAGTCTGGTTTAATCCAATCAATTACAGGTTCTATCTTTCCAGATGTTAATCCTTTTTTAATATCTTCAGCAGTTAAATGAATCCTAGATGCTCCATGTATAGAGCAACTAACTTTGTAACAATTCCACACAAGCATACCATTATTATTGGTGGCAGTAAAAGTGTTATAACCTTTACAGACAGGGCAGTTTAATCTTTCTGTAGAACCATTAGAGATTTCTAAATCTTGCACATACGAGTATACATCCATACTGTTATCTCACTTAGGTGTTAATATATAATTAAATTAAATACACTTAAAATGTATCTTTTATCATAGATATAAATTAAAGTCAAGCTGTCCAGTTGTGAACACCCCAAACTGATGCAATAAAATAAAATAATTCCATTAACATTCGTGGTATGTCACCATCTTTCTTAGCAAAATAAGCCCATGCAAGACAGGTTAGGCAAGATAAAAGCCAACCTATCCATTGCATTTCGGCTCTACCTGATGTCAATAATATCAAAGATACTATGACACCAAAAAAAGCTAACCATCTCATTTGATTTTTCTACTTTCTAGGTCACCTATTCTCCAGTAGTACCTAGCCTTAGTTCCTTTGTGACTTTCAATCAATATGGCAGGACCTTCATTATTCCAATACTGTTTACCAGTATATTCCCATTCGTACCCTTGCTGTTTTAACTCTTCTACTTTATTAAAATATTCTGAGTTGGTTGCAAATACTATTGACCAACCTAATAACAATCCTACAATTATATCCATAGTTATTCCTTTTCATAATTATTTTTCATAACTCGTATGAAATGCCAAATGTCCATTTCACCTAGTTGAACATACCTACCTTCAGTTTTAGAATAATATTTACTATCTAAAAAATTTAAGATATCATAGGGTATTGCTCTCTCTTGTATAGCATTCACTACCCTAATTACTTTTTTCATTTTCATGTGTTCACCTATCCTTTCTTTATATATACATTTCTAGTTTCTAATGCAGCCGTAGATGCAGCAAAGGTGTGATTCATATATGGCTTTACACTTTGAGGGTTAGCATGACCAGTAGTAGCCATAATCTGACCCATTGACACCCCTGCTTCATTCATTTGTGTAGTACCTGTACGTCTAAGGTCCATTAACCACAAATTATCTGGCAGGTTTGCTGTCCTAATTATTTTTCTACCCACCTTAGATAACTTTTGTTTTGTGTAAGGTAAGTAAACTCCATCTTGAGGTTTAACTACTGGTGCAACATACTCTTGGAAACCAAAGTCATCATGCTGTTCCTTTAACATCTCACATAAATTATCTGATATTGGTAATGTAACAGATGCTCTACGTTTAGATTGTTCTAGGTCACATCTCTTTGCTTCTAAATCTATGTTATCCCATTTGAGAGTACGCATGTCACCCATCCGTTGTACCCATTCATAGGCCATCTGCACCATCAATCCCACATTTCGCCATTCCCATTTTCCATACGCAACATCTAGGAATTTTATTACATGGTCATGCTCCCATACAACCTTACGTTGTGGTGGTGTTTTTCTCTTGACCCTAGTAAAAGGATTGACCTTTGTATACTCCATATCAATAGCATAGTTGTATAGTATAGATGATGTAGAGCATATATGATTAGCAAAAGGAACACCTCTAGTTAACCATCTTTCATACGCAAGTTTAGCTTTGCGTGAGGTGACATCCGTAAAACGATAATCACTAAAGTCTTTTAACATGATAGATAAAAAGTATTTATAATCTTTTTGAGTTGACTTCCTTAAAAATTTAAAATTACTACTGTTGTAATAATCTTTAATTAGGTCAGCAAGTCTGCTGTTTTTTCTTATGGTCATTATTCTCTTCCTAACCCCCAATTTCTTTCTGGGTCATTGCGTCTATTAGGAGGGTGCTTCCTACGAAATTCTCGCTTTAGGTCTACTACTTCTTTTCCAATCTCTACCATTTCTCCTGTTTGATTGTTAGTTACCTCAAAGTAAGCCATGAAACTGCCATACCTAGTTTTGCCAGAATTGCTGTACCATGTTCCATCCCACAGATATTTAACAATGGTAAAGTGTCTGGATTGGAGTGTGTGTTCTCCTTTGCCAAACTTTTTCCAGAACACATCATTCAAAAAATATTCATCCTTCATTTCATCTTCAGTTATTTCATCTGGGTTGTTGGCAACAAACTGTACTCGTGTTTCTCGTTCATGTGTATTACTCATGTCTTTTCTCCCATCTGTAAAAAATGTGGTCCTCTATTCTGGTTACTCTTGTCTTTGTCTTTCTCCACTCTGGAAAAACTCTTATTGTATGATAGTGTGTAGCACCTTCTAACATACCTGTTGGACCTAAGTCAATCATATCTTGAGCTATAGCCATTGCTCTTTCCCATGCCTTCAAATCTCTAGGTACATCCGACCTCCCATCACAATACCAAGAGAACTGACATCGATGCCTTACAGGTAGTGTAGGTTGCCACTTATACGTTGGTCCTTGCTTAACAACTTCACAAATAGTATCTGGATATCTGTCATCATCCACTCGATTTAATACCACTTCAGCTACAGCCACATTGCCCATGATAGACTGGTCTCTTGCCTCGTGATATAAGTTTAATGCCATACATAGGTATGCAGCCTCTAATAATCCGAACATTTAATATATACTTTCATAAGTTACAACACCTCTGTCTGGATGAACAGGGCATCTAGGTAAATGTTTATTTGACTCAGGTTCTTTTGTTTTTTTCATGTGTGTTAGTGTTGCAGGATAAGACCCTCTTAAAATTTGTTCAGCATATTTATTTTTTTCTAACCAACAAATTGCACACATATACTTATACTTCTCCTCATTATACATCCGTTAACTCTCTCTTTCTAGACCTATCTAATATTTTTTTCCACGTTTGTATTCTTAATTTAGTCTTAACTTTATCAGAAGTTTTGGGGTCACCTGGTTGGGAGGTTAGGTGTGCCCACTTTCTACCTTCTTTAACATAGACCACACGAAAACCTGACCCTATCTTAGGTGCTTCATCATATAGCATAACATCATGCCGACATCCGTATAGCTTTTCTTTTTGTTTAGCCCAATCATTACATTGATTAAGTTTTTCACGACCAAAAGCTACTTCTCCGAGGTCTCTAGATTTTTGCTTTTTAGTTTCTTTTCTTATGAGAAACTTAGGTATTTTTAATTCCATGATTTACAATATGCCAATCCTATTTTAGCATCAGGGTACTGGCTCTGTGCTAGTGTTAACGCAAACTCTACAGCATTTATCCAAGACTCAGTACCACTTGTTTCTGTTAATGCATCTGAGTATACAGGTATCTCTGTTTCATGTGTGATTGCCTGACCATTGTGGTCTTGTATGACATCCACACCTACACAATAAACATATTTACTTTTATTTATCTGGCTCATCATCATAGAGTCCATCTCTCTTCCCCTTTCTTTTTCGAGAATACTTTGTTTTATCAGGAACAATACGTTGAGCATATTGTTTCTGTTGCAAAGCCTTTGCCTCTGCACGTTCAGGTTTAACAGGATTTTTAAACGTGAAAGTTTTTTTCATATCAAACCATACAAACGTGCAAGAGTCATAGACACACTTACAAATGCAATGATTGTAAATGTAAATATATAAGGTGGTAGTTCAAACATTAATAGTGTACTTCCAATTCAAACTCTACCTTCAATATTCTTTTATGGTCTTTATCACCTACATACCAAGTACCT